AACTCGCCCGGCTCAGGTTCCAAGCCGACAGCCATCAGGTCGATGCCACACCCCAAAATAGCTACGGCAAGTGGTTCAAAACCCTCCGGCACTTCAACTACACGTCCCTCGTGAGTTATGCTCATGTTTGATACTACATCCTGTGAACGGGAATCTACGCCGAAAAGCTACCCGTAGGCTTTCGACGGCCAGGAAGATTAGCACGAGCATATTCCCGTAGGTATTTGGCTTCGTCTCCCATAATATGCAGACGTGTTATCTGAGCATTGACCGTGACATAATCCCTGAAATGGTTAGACTGGATTCGGATCCAGAGTTCAATAGCCCGCTCAGATTTCAGTTCGCCAGGTAATTGAGCCATCTTCCTAGTCCGTGGGGTCCAGTTGGTAGTAGGACTGCAGGTATCTCTCTGCAACAAGCAGGTCCACTAACTGAGAGCCCTTACAGAGAGCGCAGTCAGCTCTCGGGACGTTCTTGCGCTTTTGTCGCAGAGAACCAAAACCATTACCATGCATTGGATTACAAGCTGGGCACCTAGCGCTCCGAATGGCATCCATGAACACCACCGTACACTTCGACGGAAATTCAAAAGTCATACCCGTACTGATATGCATGAAGATTGCTGGCACCCTCAAGTTGGAAATTATCAAGCCAATCAATACCACTTGGGAGAAAGCCGGGGATAGGATGAGAATCCTAAGCCGGACCCTGGCGCCGGCGTTGTCATGTACACAGCGTTTGCTGTGGCCCGGTCTACATTTCGGACTAGAGGCCATCCGGACAAAGCAGCCGGAAGCCAAACAAGCAATGCAAAACGCCATGGTACCACTGCGCAAGACACTGAAAAAGACCTGGAATGAAGAGATCGCAAAGTTTCAAGCTTACGCCGCGTCGCAAGAATTAAAATACGAGGAGTCAGCTTTTGCAGAAGTAATTGATTGTCAGGCGAGTGAGACCGAAGACTACATCATTTCGAGATGGACAGGCGACCACCTCAAAGACTTGTTGGCCAACAGATCGTCTGTTCCCAGCTGGACCAGTCCGTGCGCTTTCTTCATGGAAGGTCGCCATTGCGAGGTGTCCGGTCCGGCGAAGCAGGCAAGAATTCGTATCCCATTGTGGGGAGCGGGCAAGAAGGCTACAGAATTCGCCGTGGCTCCGTGTGGTCATGGGCATATGGCTCTTTGGGATAGACTCACAGGAGGACAAGTTCTTGAGGGAGAGAGAGCGCGACTCGCTAGAGCTCTAAAAGAGGCGAAGAAGACGAAGTCGCCGAACGCGGCTTCCATTCTACATCAGCTGGAAAAGCTGGAAGTCATCAAGCTCGGTAAGGTAGGCGTCGTCTACAACGACCGAAAGAGGAAGTGGTACGCTCTCGTCACATGGACACAGCAGCGGCCGGAAATTCAAGCAGCGGGTGAGTTGTCCGCTGTTTGTAACTTCGGCGTCAACAGGTTCCTCATGGTTGTGGCCGAAGGCGGGAAGGTCATCCACGACGAGTCAGGGCAACACATTCTGGCCGTGCGCAAGCGCTTCTCACATCGAAGACGCGAACTCCAGAAGGCGATCAACACCATGGGGTCTGGTTCGAAGGGTCGAGGCGTCAAACGACGTATGAAACCGATCACAGACCTGGAAGACAAGGAACAACGATTCTGCGACACTGCGAGCAAACAGATCGCCGCGGAAATCGCCCAGAAATGCCGGGATCACGGGATCGGAACTCTCTACATCGAAGATCTGACGGGAATCCGCGATTCTTTCGAACGGGAAACCCTTGGGGAAGCGCATGAGAGCTTGAAGTCCTACATCCATTCCTGGGGGTACTTCAAGCTCCAGCAGCATTTAGATCGTGCATGCGAGCTGGTTGGGACCAACGTGAAGTTGAAGCCGGCTTACTATGTGAGTCAGGATTGTCCGGATTGCGGTCACAGAAGCCCGGACAACATTAAGCGCCGGGCACCGAAGAAATCAGGAGCTTTCATGGAACACCACGGGAGACTGTTCTACGACTTCGAAGAGCCACGTGTATTCTTCGAGTGCGGTAAGTGCGGTCAGCGAGCAGACGGGGACTTGGTGGCGTGCACCAACCATCTGAAGCATCTCGGATTCAAGGCCAGCATCAAGCACGTGCAGTCCGAGAGATTCAAGGAAACGGGACTAGTAGAAAACCCGCCGCAGCCCACGGCATAGCATTGAAAGAAAAGGATATGACGAGCAAAGCGCAGCAACTCAACGAGTCGGTCAAACAGGTCAAGGAGCTTCTCGCACAGAATGAGAGCAACTGGGTGGACGCCTTCCTCATTCTGAGGAAGGTAGAACACGAACGCATCTGGATGACGGCTAAAGGTGGAGCCCAGTCGTTCCCCGAATTCCTCAAGGCGAATTTTCCGGATTCCATTGCCCATTCTTTCTACAAGAAAGGGATCTTGGCCATAGAGACATACGGCGAAGATTTCATCCGCAAGGTGGGGATTCGGAATTCTCACGCGCTGATGCAGGACGAGGTCGTCACCAAATCGGGACGACGTGAGACCGTGACGCGCAAGCTCGAAGCATATGTGCGCAAGCATGGGACCGCTCCGAAGCCGGAAACGGTTTGGGAGATAGTTCGCAACGTCGCGCCAGAAACGGCCAAGCGCAAGCCGGTTCGTCGCAAGATGGCGGACCTCATCCGGGAGAATGAGCAGCTTCGAACTGAAAATGCAAAACTGCGTCAGGAGAATGATCAGCTCCGGGCGCGGATCCGACCTACGAGAGGTCGATCATCAAGCAGTCAGGCCGCACAAGCCTGACAGTTATTGCTCGCAGAGACTAGTTCGCGCCGTGGCACGAACCGTTCTTTGAAACCTACTGTTGCAACGCCTGAAGAACCAGTCAAGAAGTGCAAGCTTGTCACTGACAAGGCCGCGTGACACACGCCAGAGATTGCAAAGCCTGAAGAAGCAGTCAAGGAGTGCAAGTCCAACAAGGGGTGCACACAATTGCAACGCCTGAAGAAGCAGTCAAGAAGTGCAGGTTACAGCTGACGCTTGAAATGCCTGAAGAAGCAGTCAAGAAGTGCAAGGTACAGGGGCAGTTACAGCTGACACTTGAAATTGCAACGCCTGAAGAAGCAGTCAAGAAGTGCAAGGTACAGTGGCAGTTACAGCTGACACTTGAAATTGCAACGCCTGAAGAAGCAGTCAAGAAGTGCAAGCACGTAGCCCGTGCCCCACCTATGAGGAAGGACCAGCTGCCGCAACGCCTGAAGAAGCAGTCAAGAAGTGCAAGCACGTAGCGCGCCGACCAGTGGCATGGCAACGCCTGAAGAAGCAGTCAAGAAATGCAAGGTCAATACGGATCGAGCGCCTGAAGAAGCAGTCAAGAAGTGCAAGAGAGGGGGCACATCAGGCTGCACCTGTCGCCAGAATGTCGCAACGCCTGAAGAAAGCAGTCAAGAGTGCAAAGCACCCAAAGACCCCCAGAAGCGGTCAGAGGTCATACGTAAATTCGAAACATAGGTACGTAGTCATTCCTGAAGGCTGATTGCACAGCCTTAACGCGAGGTAATCCTTCTCCGGAGGGCCTATCCTCGCGAATTCTCGGCTGCTTCTTCAGGCGTTGAGAAACAGTGAGCCCAGGTAGGCTGATCACCTATCTGGGCTCACGATTATCTGCAGCCTTTCTCCAGATTCTTCGAACTCTCGAGCGGGCGCAAATTCGTCAGCGCCCAACATGGGAAAACCCGAGGAAGGGAGTAAGCTCTTACGCATTCCTCCGTAACACAAACTTGGTTTTCGGCTGCTCCATAAATTTGACCAGGTTATGCTTCTCGGCGTATTCCGCTTCCTTCATGAGAAGCTTGGAAGCGATATCATAAACTCGCTTCTTGTTAATGGGAATGCCGAGTCCATCCATGTAGTGATAACTGGATTTGGTCTTTCCTACTTCGGTCCAGTTGGCGGCTTTGTATATAGTCCCGGAATGTCCAAAAGTGGAATCGGCATAACTCACTAAGCATTGGATCGAAGGCTGTTTGAAAACTTCACGGGTGCACCTGGAGATGAACCAAGACGCAAAATTCTTTTTCTGGAAAGAAGGGTGAATGCAGAATCTGTCGAGTTCCAAGACTTGATTACATTTCAGTCCGAGCGAGGACGGAATTTCTTGACGAACGACACTATTGAATTTGCAAACTGCTACAAGTTCATCGCCAAGATATGCTCCGAATATGATCTTCCCGTATCGACCGCAACGAGCGTAATGGTATGAGTCCAAAAAAGAGATAAATGGGGCTCCCTTCCCGGGGGTTATTTGGTTAATTCTGACGGAATCAAACGAGAAATCATAGAATGTTGGATTATCAACTTGTCCGATAGTTTGCTCCAGTATTTTGTCGACACGGAGAGGGTTTAGAAAGTTCTTCTCTTGGATTACGAGCGTCTTATATTTCGGATAGTACCTATTGGTGTATGTGAGTTTTGCTTTATCCTTGGAGACATTCTCCGGAAGGGAATGCCAATACTCTCCATTCACATCAATCAACAATGAGTATTTGGGGAGGAAGAAATCCCAAGCATACATATCCAATGGAAACTGCCAATCATATTCAAGACCAAGCAGCTTCAACCTGTTCTCCATGGCAACTTCGAGTCCAGATTTGAACCCCTCAGAAAGTTGCTTGGCTCTAGTGCTTATGGATTTCGCGACAGCGTCAGGCCTAAGAATGCCACAAGAAAAGCATTTGTAAAGGCATTTTCGTCCGGATGCTTGATGGCGACGGGCCTGATGAAGAATGCTACTCAATTTTACTTCTTGAAGAGACGAGCAATCTTCACATTTAGCCACAACCTTCCCTTTCTTGACATTTGACGGAATTCCGCCAAATCGCCTCGTGGTCTCTTCTATATCAATGACGTGGGAAAGGGAACGAACCCCGACATCCAGTTTGCCTTTCTTCGAACAAATGTGGCACTGATAATGGACACTGCTACGAGTGCGAATGTTTCGACGAAGCTGCTTGAGCAAACTTACGAGCTGTACAGATGCTTTGGTTCGGCATTTTTGACACGCTACTTCGATATAATCATCAAAGGAGAGACTATCTATCATAGACAGGTCTCCAGTGATGATTGAAGAAAGAGACGGATATTTATCTATAAGCCTGGTAGACTGAACGCAGGAGTTACACAGGCCCATTGAGAATTCGGGCTTTCCGCAGACCTTGCACGACATAACAAAATCGTACATCAAAAGTATAAGCCCTAATACCGAAGTTTTCAAACATAAGAAAACTTCAAATACTTTTCAGCCCCGGCAACCTTTCGATCACCAGGGCTGAAATGCTGCCTGAATTAGGATCAGCGAGTGACGATCAGACGAACGAGACCGCGGGGGTTGTACGCACCAATCCCAAGATTCTCGAACATTGAGAAACCTATCGTTCTGTCCTCGGGGTTATCCGCGCTCAGAACGGTCAGCTCGGTGCGGACCGGGATGCGGCCGAAGTGCTCGGGCTCGCACGTGATGTAAACCACGCCGGCGGCAACGAGACGGCTGACGATGAACTGGGCGTTCCAGCCCGTTGCCATCATGCCCGTCTTCCACAGGGTCGCCTGGGACTCGATGTCCAGGACGTCCCTGCCGAACTTGCGGATATCCGCGTAGTCGGTCGCGTTCATGTAAACGCGAGCGACGCGGAGGTCCTGCCGCTCAATCTCAGCAAACGCGTCCGCGAGGACGGCCGGCGAGATCGGAGCAACAACGGGAATGTCCGGGTTCGTCTGTCCAGGCAGCTCGTCGAAGCCGTTCACGGCCAGCGCGTCCAGGATGCTGAAGACGCGGTCGTCTTCTGCCGCCTGAACCTGCGCCTTGCCCAGGTCCTGCATACGCTTCAGGAGGTCGTACCGACGCTCCTTGATTTGCGTCAGCGGGGCCTTGGGGAGGGCCGCGATCTCGAAGAGCGGGAAGATAACGCGGCGGGGCTTCATGACCGCCGTGATCGACTCGCCTTCCTCACCGATGACGAAGGCCGTAACGTCCGGATCCTTGTCGTAAATCGGGAGAGCGCCGTCCGGGAGCTGCTCGACCAGGAAGGTCTTGCGTCCCACGGACGAGTAATCGCGCCGCTCACGCAGCGGCTGGATCATCGACGCGGCGAGGCGCTTGCGGCCTGCCGAGGAGCCGATGAACTTGTCTACGATCTGCTCCTTGATCGTGTTGTCAACAACCTGTACGCCGAAGGGATTCATGGTATTTTCCTTTATCCTTTTCGGCTCAGGCCACGTTAAGCTCGAGGAACATCTCAGTGCTCGTCGAGTCGGGTTGTGCCAGGACGGTGCCCATGCGGGTCACATCCGGCTCGATGGGGTAACCTGTGGTGGCCGAGCTGCCGAGACCGCCAGCGGCAAGCCACTGAGCCTCGTAGCTGTCGGTCCAGTCGTTGGTCAGATAACCATTGACCGAAGCGTAAAGCTTCTGTCCAGGGCTATAAACCAGCGCTGTTCCAACGGTTCCACCGGAAGCAGCCCAGTGACCACCGGAGACTGCCGACGCGGTGACCTTCTGCGTCTCGTACAGCTTCACGCCGCACGAGCCACCACGGAGGAACGGACCCTTTCCAGAGGCCGGACCGGGGGTGTTCTCGTACGCGTTGCCGAGCGCGTCGTTGATAAAGAGACCGAGGGGCCTCGTGTTGACGACGTAGGCAGCAGCGACAAGCACCGCGCCTCCCGTCGTGTTCTCTCCAATGTCAGGCCGCGTGAAAGCGACTGACCCGCCGAGAACGCCCTTCTTGACGTTCACCGGAATGGTGGTAGAGATTGAACCCGCCGTCGTGACGACGTTGGGGTTGTTCTGCGTGAATCCGTCGGGGCTCAGTTCAGTGATGCTATCTTTGAACAGGCTGTACAGGATCCGCAGAGCGCTGGTGCTTAGCTTAAAGTCACCAGATGCTTGGCCGCCGATCGATCCCATGATTGCTCCAGTCTCCGTAAGCCTCAAGTAGGACTAAACCTGCATCGCTTAGGAGAACGTGACTTCAGTCCGGTTGCCCGCGAAGCCGTCCGTTCTCTTCATCACTATTGTAGGTTGTCTTTCTTGTTTGGCCTCCAAAGAATCTGTGGTTAGTCTGCGTTTCCTTTATTTGTATCTCTACAATTAGGAGCTTATGGCTCCAATTGTTGAATCACGGGCGGTCCCAGAGGTTCTCCAGGGCCTGGTCAACGGTGGCAGGCTTGCCACGCTGAACCTGTCCAATCTTCTTGGCGCCGCGCGTCGAGGCAACGCGGCCACCGGCCGCTGCCACCGCGAAGCCACCCTCACGGGCCTGCTGCTCCATCTCGGCAGCCTTGATCTGGCGCTGAGCCTGAACCTCTTCGTTATCGCTGAAGATGTTGTCGAGCTCGGCGTCAGAAGGCCCCTGAGCAGCAACCTGAGAAGTTGCAGCCACTTCCTCGTCCTCATCGTCGAACGCGATCTGCAGACCAGCGGGCTGACCCTGAGCGGCCATAACCGGTGCTACGGGAGCTGCAGGAGCGGGAGCCGCCTCGAAGAGGGCCGTGAGGTCGTCCTGAGGAACGCCCTGCTGACCCATCTCCTCCTTGAGCATCTGGTCGAGCATCTTGAGCTCGGTGGGAGGAAGGTCATGACCCATCTTGGGCATGCCCATCTGCTCCTCCTGCTCCTGACCCATCATTTCCTGCTGGCCCATCTGCTCTTGCTGGCCCTGCTGTTGCTGCTGCATGAAGCGCTGCTGGGCGCGCATCTGCTGCTCGGCCTGCTGCTGCTGCTGCTCCTGCGACTGCTGCTCTTGCTGGCCCTGCTGTTGCTGACCTTGCTGGTCCTGCTGACCTTGCTGCTGCTGGCCCTGAACCGGCATTGGAGGAGGAGGGGCCGCCTGCTGGCCCTCTTCGTCATCCTGCTCCTGCTGATTACCAGTGACCTGCTGCTGGCCAGTCTTGGCCTGCTGGTCATCTTCCTCTTCCTCCTGTTGCTCCTGCGCGACCTTGGCCGCGGCAAGCTGCTGGAGAACCGACTTGAGAGTCGGGTCGTCGATCGTCATGAACGTCGACGCGAGAGTCTCGACCTGCTTGTCAGTCGCCTTCTCGCCGATAAGACGAGCAGCGAGCTTGGTGCAGGCAAGCGCACGACGCATCTTGTTCTCGGGAGAAAGAGCGTCGGGCGAAACTGCATCCAAGGCGCGAAGGGTCGCCACAACCACGCGGTCGGGCATTCCCATGTAGCCAATGGCCACATCTTCGATGAGCTTCTCGTTCGAAGTGCGGAGAGCTGAGCGAACAATGCGCTCAACTGCCTTGGCCTTGCGCTCTGCCATATCACGGCGGTCACTTGCCGTGACAGTGGAAGTCGTAGCGGGCTTAGCGCCGCCCTGGGTGCCGGCTTCGTATGTGCGACCGGCCTTCTCACCCTGCGACTTGCCCGACTGGTTCTCGAACTTGCCTTCGCCATCTACGACGTTGTCGTAGTTGCCCTTGCCCGAGTGCCAGTGTTCTGAATCCTTGTGCTTCCAGGTGTCGTCACGGAACTCAGCAAAATTGAGCTCATTGCGCTTGACGTGACCACCCTCGTATTCCTTCTCGACGTCACCGTAGCCGTGCCACGATTCCGCCCAAGAATCCGGGTCGCCCGACTCGTAATCAATCGGCCCGGCATCAGGGTGTTCCTGATTCATCTTGTAGATGTCGGCTTGACGACGCGTGGCCGCCTGACGCGGAGTCGCGGCACCGTTGCTGCCTTGCCAGGTGGAACGCGTTCGCATGTGCAAATCTCCTACGGGTTCGCAGTTTATCAAGGTCCTAAACATTCACTACGGATGCAATGCGGCCTTTCCACTCAAGAAAACGACGCTCTTGAGCGGACAGGTCCCGACCAACTCTCATCTTGCATGCTGCAAGAAATGAATTGGTGGTTGGGAAGTTGTTTGAAGGACCAACTTGCATTGCAATTTTGTAGAGACTCGGAGGATAAATCCGGTCTCGGCATCGATCCTCGATCCATGAAAGGATTATCAAGTCACGAGCACTGAGCCCTGCACGACGAATGGCAGGAGGCCCGCCATCGTGAACAATGCTGTAAGCATGCTCTGCCCATTGTACCAATCGAGGTGAACTGGCAAACTTGCGTCGTACCAATCGACTAAAGTCTGCAGTCGATCGCACGAGACTGTCATTATGAGTCTGCAAATCAACCGGCGGTGGGGTCACAGTTCCGACGTCTTCGGGCTTCGGAGCAAGCTTGTCCGTAAGCTTCTGCACAATGCCAGTGAGCAGCGACTCCGTTGCTTTATCTAGCAACGCATCAATTTTATCGGTCTTGGGCTTAGCAGGCTCCGCGGGCTTGGCCGGCTCACTATCTTGGCCCTGGCCCTGACCCTGATCTTGATCCTGATCTTGATCGCCTTGCTCGGCCTGATCGGCGCCGCCACCTTGCTCGGCCTGATCAGCACCGCCCTGGCCGCCACCTTGGTCCTGACCACCACCGCCGAAAACGTCGTCAAATGACTGTTCGCCTTGACCCTGAT